TAAGCACATCAGACCAGGTATCAAGTTTTATACTACCCTGCAACATGTGTTTATATTTTACGTATCCTGCTAGAATCTCATCTCCCATGTCTCCTGACATTGTGACGATAACACCTTGTTCGGCTAAAAATTTATTTGTGTAACAGTACAGTGAGGAGTTGGCTGTGTATACCGGTTGTTCTCCATAGTACACTGAGTCATTCCAGGATTCCTTAAAAATTTTAGGAGTGATCTCGACTTCAGAGTGTATGAATTTATTCTCCTCTGCCAGTATTTTGGCCGCTTTTGCATCACTGTTAAAATCCTCATCGCCTTTCACTTCAGGCACAAATTTGTTTGTAAATGTATGCAGTTCGTCTTTTATTTTACCTAGCTCGTAAGCAACCACGCTAGAGTCAAGGCCACCACTTAAGAAAACTCCTATTTTTCTTCTACCGATAGAACAGCGTTTCACGGCATTTGCAAGTTGCTCTCTGAACTCTTCGGGATCGAATTTGGTATTAGAATTTGGTTTAATGTAGATACGTTTTGTATCACATATTTTTTTATTTTCTATGTCCCATACTATCGTTTCACCTGGCAATAATTTTTTTATTCCACTGAACAATGTGTTACGCAAAGGGTTGAGGCCTGTCCTGCTTTGAAAACTTGCGGCAAGATTATCTAATTTCCTTGAGCCGGGAACTTTGTCCAACATTCCTTTTACTTCTGATCCAAAAACCAATCCTTCTTTTATTTCTGCGTAGTACAACGGCTTAATACCAGCGTGGTCTCTACTTAATGTAATCTTGTCCTTATCTGGTTCGTAGTATGCAAAGCCATGCATAGAGTCAATCTCATCTATGAACTTTAAGCCGTATTTGTCTAGTCCCCAGGCAAGTAGTTCAGTATCACATCCTGTTGTATCTTTGAATTCAGGATATTTTTCTTTTAGTTCAAAGTAATTGAATATTTCTCCGTTATAGATTAAAGTGTTGCCTTTTGGTGTCCTCCATGGTTGATAAGACTTTTTAGGTTCTGCCATGATACTCAAAAGGTTATGCCCTAGTGTAACAGTGTTTCCGGATTTTTTATTTACAATTTCAATTTTTGATCCACCGTCAGGTCCTCTATGTTTACAAATATGCATGTACTCATTTATGAAATGTTGGTCACTAGCAGTAATACCGTATATCCCACACATACGTTTACAATCCTAGTTTAGATTTGAATCTTTTATAGACTGTCCCGTCTCTTATCTCTTTGATACTCCATAATTTATAACCCAAATCGTTTACCCACTGAGAGCGGTCTGGGTAGTCTGGAGATTCTATTTTAGAAAGATCATTGTTGGCTACAGGCCAACAAAGTGCAAGATCTGAGGTAACAAAGGTAGGGATTCCACGAACACAAGAGTCGACGCTGGCAGTAGAATTGTGAGTAACAACAGCATGACAATTAGTTATTACGTCTTGAAAGTGAAATCTATAATACTTTTTCTCATCACCAACAAAATGTTTTTTGGTGTATTGTATCTCAACGTCACTAGGAAGTTCTTTCTCTCTTTCGAGTATGTTAGACACATTGTTCGGGTGCGGCCTTACTATAAATTTTCTATTTGTAATAGGTCGTAATTTTTCATAGACTCCCTTAAACCAATCTATCGGGTCCAACTCGTTCATGCTCCAATTGTCTTTAGGTTGCATCACAAAAATTATGGGATCTGACGGGTTAGACTTTCTCCATGGTTCGTATTTTACATTAAATTTTTTAACCAACATGTCCCAACGATCACTTGGGCTATTGTCAGAGAGGAAATTTCCATCGTTCATTGGAGTGTACAATGATACTCTGAAATGGTGATCTGGTGATGTGGAAACATTGCCAAAACTAGAAAGTAAACCACCGTCGAAAGTGATTAAAGGAATATTTTTTGCCCTGCAGTTGTTGGCTAGTTCTCTACGCCTACCTTTAGTGTGATGCATCTGTTTGTCACCACCATATCCAAACATTGCGGCCATCGGCGCGGTGGGTGTCATTTCGCCTTCCACAGTTGGGCCGGACATGTTTTCATTGACTATGACTGCTTCATCGCCTGCCGCCTCAATGCCTTCTTTAAGATGGTATAAGAGTTCATAACTGTTGCCACGCTTACGATCCTTTACAGTTCTTCTAAATATTTCAACTTTCATTGATCATTCTCCATGCTGTTCCGTCGGCCATTTCGTTCATTGTCCAATTATTATACGCTAGACTAGAAAACAATGCAACTCTATCGCCATATTTAGGCGTTTCGATTCTAGTGAAGTCTGTCTCTGATATAGGCGCCGCGGCAGAATTGAGTGGATCACAAAACACCGGCACTCCCTCAGTGAGACTGGCTATCATGGTATTTGAATTATATGTGACCATGGCGTAATAATCATCCCAATTGATCCTTCCCTGGTTACTTGTCGGCTTGTCTACTTTTACTGTTGCACCCACATGGTCTATGGACACTGTAGGGTTGTAAGGTTTTTCCCTAACTACAATCTCTCTGTCCGTGTTCGCCCGTAAAGTTTTCAAAGTGTCATGTAACCAATCCTCTGCCTTGAAAAAGTTTGCTATTGCGTTCGTGGGAGGCAATACCAGAATCTTAGAGCCATCTTTCTTCCATGGTTTGATATCCTGCTTAAAATTTTTTTCATATCTGTCCGCAGATCTTTCCTGCAGTACATTTTGGCAATGTTTGTTTTTTGTTATTCTCAACCAATGCGGACTGTCATGTGCGTTGGTGAAATAGCCATGGTCCATAAAGTAAAAATCTTTTCTTTCCCTGAGACACCACTTGTAAACTTCTCCAGATCCTGCCAGTATGCCATACATTGTGAGATTCTCGTCTGGCAGATTTGTTAGATCTCGGAACTGATATATTTTCCTTGATCCAGGAGTGCCTTTAACAAAGGCATCAACGTATCTTTGGGTTCTTGGCTTGGTTGTATGAATACCTGCTATGTTCACTTCCTTGTTTCCTTCACAGCGAACATGGAACGTTTTGCAACTTTGTTAAATTCTGCAATGATGTTTACACTCCTCCTGTGTCTAACAGCACTCTTCCTGGCAGATACACTATGGACAGTGTTTGTAGAATTATTGCAAAACATCACGAAAGTGTTACGTTTGTATGGCACAGTCTTCACTATGTCTCCGGCCTTGTCTCCAACTGCTCTACCACCGTTCTTGTTGACTTCCGTTATCTTGGCTTGTTGTTTGTGTAATTGGAACGCTCCTCCGGTGCTTTTGTCATCTGCGTATGGCATGTATAGAAGACCTGCATATATTTCCCTTGGGTTGTCGATGTGTGGAGTTCTTGAACTGAAATCAACAGGTTTGTGCATTACTGTTTGGCAATCACTGCCTATTTTGTCTCCACCTTTGTCCCATCCTCGTGGACTTATTGTTTGGTCGATGTCTGCCACATCTGGCATCAGATCACCAAATATATTTTTCACTTCCCTGTAAAATGATGCTGAGGTATGGTATTCGGCAAACTCTCTCCATGCGTCTGAAACCACACCTTGTTTCAACATTTGATCTGATTTGAGTCTAAAACATATACCGTCGTCAAACGGTTCAGTGGATAGAAGTTGTTGGGTGGGCCATTCTTTTTCTAGCGTGGAATAGACTACTTCAGGTAAAGCATCTTCTATTATTACATGCGGATAAGGATCCATTTGCAACGTTGGTGTCTTTTGTAATACTGAAACGGTCATTCCAAGTGCTCCATTATGTCGGGTATGTTAATTTTGAAGTTTATCATGTCACTGAATCTTTTAATGCCTTTGGGTTTGCCACCTTTTTCCCTTTGAATTGGCACAACATCTGCCAGGTATAATTTATGACTTAGGCCTAGATGGTGTGATAGCAATGGATAAACTTTCTTGTGTATCATGTTTTTGTCTTGTATTTCAATTACTTTTGTCCCTGGGTGGCACCATAACAAGTTTGTCAAGCCAGCGCCATGGGCCGCCAATACATGTGAAGCCTCGGCAAATGTTTTCATTTGATCTTTTATAGATAATTTTTCTAGCACTACAGTTTCCCAACCCTTCAACTTCAAAAGTAATTCGTCTGAATTGACTAGTTTCCTTGATGTCGCACCCGGTCTTAGCACCACAATCTTCCTGTGAGGTTTGGCTCCTTTCAAGTTTTCAAGGCCCTTGAAATGCCTAAGCCATGGAGCCAATGGAGGTGTTGTAATCCCGTCTCTGACGTTGCTCATGCTTGGCACAATTAAATGTTTGAACTGCCATGTCTCTCCCTTGGGCATGACAACAATCTTGACATCAGGAAAGAGAGCCTTACAAACTTTTTCAAAATAAGGACTATGATTGGCCATAATGTAACAATATCTGTTGAAGTTTGTTGACCACCTTTTCTCTATTAATCTAAATTTTGATATCACATCTATCCATATATGCCACGGATTTGCCAGACTGTCCTCGTCCACAGGCAACCAGACATATGTGTATGTCTCGTTAAATGATTCTTTCACTGGTGGTAGTTCGATGTCCATTTTGGTATCCCAGTCTGTCCAAAGTTTATGACTTTTGTGTGGTTTGTGCCGGCTCTTGTGTGTCAGTTTCCATACGTGCTCTGTGATCAATTTGTTTTCCCTTGTCAGTAGTAAAGGACAGGTATGGACCTTGCAGTTATGAAACTCCGCAACAAATGTTGGTAAACTAGTGAAGTGTGGATCGATAGATTCGTGATAAGGCACTGTATAGTTGTACTCAGGATCGACCATCTCCCAACGATCGAGGAAATACTTTAGCGAGGATATATTTTTGACTGGCATTTTATTAATAATTATGTTATAATACACGATCATGATATTATTTTCAAATGGATGCAGTTTTCTAACACCTCGTCCCAAAGACGGTGTTGACACATTTACCACGAAAATAATTGCTGACAATTACAAAATGGATCTAGCAAACTTGGCGATGGGAGGTAGGGGAAACACAAGGATAGGATTTTCCACCAAAGTCTGGGTAGAACAAAACAATGACAAAGATATTTTTGCCGTTATAGGATGGTCCAGTGCTGTCAGGAACGATTACATAACAGATGATGGATGGAAGAAAGGACGCATACCAGGGTCCGAACTCACCTGGCGTACGTGGAAGACATTGGATAATGTAAGTTTCATACGAAGTCATAAGGGGTGGGACATAGAAAACAATCTTACTATGAATTTCCTTGATAATGTTTTTGATCTACAGAACTACTTTGAACGTAAGCGAATACCTTATGTGATGTACAATTCTTTGCCTAACGATTTTGGAAATGGCACAGAGGACTTTCATGTGATTAGGAATGCAATCAACATGGATAGATTTTTTAGTCCAAATGTAAGCCACCTTGAATTTGTTTCTGACAAAAAATTAATCGTTAGTCCAACTGACCCTCATCCATCCGCAGAGGGACACAAACAGTGGGCAGAAAAGTTGAAAGATTATATTGATGCTAACAATCTACGCACCATTTAGTAACGAAAAAAGTAAGGCCTGGGAAGTGTTCAAAGGTGTTGAACAGTCGTGGCCAGAACAGATCACAACGCTTGACAACGCCGTTGAATCGGAGCCTGTCAGTAACAGTATGTTTTGGGGATTTGTAAACAACAACCTCGATATGGTCAAGAAATTGGAAGCACGAAATCATGCTTTCTGGTTTGCGGACACTCCATATTTCGGTAGATTTGATAACAGTAATCTTAAACCTAATAACCATTACTGGAGAATGTGTAAAAATTCAATTCATGTTTCATACATAAAAGACTGTAAAGCAGACAGATTTGAAAAGTTTGGAATAAAAATCAAAGCACCGAACTTTGCTGGCAAACATGTTTTAGTTTGTCCTAGTTCTCCCGGAGTCAACAATTACTTGGACAAACCAAATTGGACCAACGACACTATTGAACAGATTAAAAGGTACACAGACAGACCTATCAAACTTCGACACAAGCCTAGGGGCAGGGGTACATCGGGACCGAGTGAGGCAAAGGTACCCCTATCCGAGGATCTAAAAGAGGCATGGTGTGTAGTTACAAGTTGTTCGATTGCGGCAGTGGAGGCCATATGTGAAGGTATTCCTGTTTTTTGTGACAATAAAAGTTTTGCTGTAGACGTTGGAAATGTAGAACTTTCAGACATTGAGAATCCTTATTACGGCGGACCTGAGCCATGGCTATATAGTCTAGCCTACCAGCAATTCACTCCGGAAGAGTTTTCAAATGGCGCCGCAGTTGAAATCCTATTAGACAAAGGAATATTATGAAGTTAACACATTTTGGATGTTCATTTGCGGTTGGAAATGCTATACCCCGATACATACCAGGGCTCAAGTCTAGTGGATTTGTTTCACGTCGAAAAAAAGAAAGAAGGAAACTTGAAAAAAAATATAACATTGATCTGAGTAAGCCAATCAATTGCGGGAAAATACTTGCACATGATCTAAATTTGAAATATAAGATGATAGCAGAAAATGGCGCCAGCAACGAGAGAATACTAAGGACCGTGTTACAAGCCGATCTGCAAGACACCTTTGTTTTGGTAGGATTGACCAGTCATAATAGGCGGGAAGGCTTGACGACTGCAAGAACAAATAGGTATGCCAATAGGAATACGCATTGGCAGACATGGAAAATAGTTGGACCAAAAGATGACACAAAATATAAAGATCTGAGATTTGATCCGTGGGTCAATAAAGGAAACAGAGAATTTTTTCCAGCTATTGAAGAGGAAGGACAGATAAGAACTGTAATACAGATACTTTACATGCAAAATTATTTTAAGGCAAATAATATTCCATATTTGATGTATAATGCTTTGTATAATGGATTGGATGATCCTTTTACCATTGAATGTGAAGAATTATTGGCAAAAGTAGATCAAACAAAATATTTCAAATTGCAAGGTGATTTCAGCAACACACAACACGGATTTTGCCTAAAAAACAAATTGACTGTGTCTGATCTAGATGAACATCCAAACATGCAAGGACATACGGCATGGGCTCAAGAATTATTACCTATGGCAAAAAAAATATTATGATAGAACAGTTATCAGATGGATTATGGGTGCCATCGTCTGATGCTCAGATAGAGCAATGGCGTGATAAAGGCTACCCACATATGCAAGACAAGTGCCTAAAACAATTTTTGCGTTGGTGTGATCGTAACGACAAGAAGTTCAAAATGGTTCTTGACATAGGCGCTTGGTGCGGCACTTGGTCTATGGCAATGCAAAAGTATGCTGACCAAATATTCTGTTATGAGCCTAACAAGACACATTTTGAATGTTTGATTAAGAACGTTGGACATCATGAACAAATTAAATTATTCAACCATGCTATAGGTAACCAAGACGGCAAGATAAGACTTACAAATGAGACTGCTACTCAAAACACAAGGGTCTTGTTAGAGAAAGGAGACACTGTGATATCTAGGTTGGATTCGTTGAACATATCAGATGTTGACATGATAAAAATAGATGTCGAAGGACTTGAAATGGAAGTGCTTAAAGGTGCAGAGAATTTATTGAAAAATGTCGAGTGTGTAATGATAGAGTTGAATAACAATAGTAAAAAATATGGTAGTAGCAACACACGTATTGAAAAGCATTTAGAAAGCCTGGGCTTTGATATTCTAATCAAAACTTGGCCAGACATTGTTTACAGAAAGACATGATGTACGAATATTTGAAAAAATTAAAAGTTGAAAAAGACTTTACTCCTGATAGGATATTAGATATTGGTGCCTGGAATGGATTTTGGACCAGAAATGTTAAGGAGATTTGGCCTGACGCACATTATACCTGCGTAGAAGCAGGACCTAAACATGAGAAAAAATTAAAAGAAATAACCTCGGATTACCACATTGCAGTGCTAGGTGATAGCAATCGAGATGTAAAGATGTATCTAAGGGAGATTGATAAGGGAAGCAAAAAGAAGGTGACTTACACTAAAGGCTCAACATTGTTTGGAATATTCAAAGATTATGAAATAAGACAGATGACAACCTTGGACACTTTGGTTGGTAAGGATGCACAGTTTGACTTGATAAAACAGGATGTACAAGGTGCTGAAATAATGGTAATGCAAGGTGCTCCGGACATCTTCACACGTGCCAAATATGTAATACAAGAAGTAAATTTATTCAAAGATAAAGACTTTCCCGACATGCCTGCAGAAAGCGAAATGGATGAATTCATGTTTCAACTTGGTTTTAACAACAGCGAAATAATCGAGCAAAAAGAAAACGTTGAACAAATAGATAAAATCTATTTTTGAAATTTTCCTACGATATTATTATAAGCATTAACATCTACCTGCATCTGAAAAACTGGGCTTCTAATATATTTTTTTGTGCTATGAAAGAATTTAATAGTTTTACATTTTGTAAGCAACAAAACATTAGGATGATATTTTATTTGTTTACCGGCCAGGTGTACGTAGGCGGAGGTGCCGTCACTTCTTTCTTTGAAGAACCAGAGACAAATGATGTCTTGGGATAAATCTAGTTTGTCAAAATTTTCATGTAACACTGCTTTTGTATTATGTTTCTCGCAGAACTCTTTCCATATATGATGACTAGTGTTGTTTTGATTTTCGTATAATTTGTCATAATCATTTAGTTCTATAAGGTTGGTAGCCAGCACATGTTCTACTGGTTCTGTATGATAATTTTGCGGTTTTAGTTTGTTCCAATCCATTATGCACTGAAGAGATTGATTGCTTCCTTTTTCCAATCGTCTGAGTAATCACAGTGCCTGTATCCATCGAACCACGGTCCACCTTCTGTGTAGTGTAATATCTTTGGTGACCCATCCTCAGGTTCTCTGTACCAACCAACAAGCCAGTTGTAATGATGGGGTAAGTCGCCAATTTCTGAATCTTCGAGCCAACTGAATCTGTGTAGGAATTTTGGTGTTTGGCTATTTAGGAATTCTGGTGTGAGCATCTTATTCTTTTCGTGTTCGCAATTCCATAGAACCATGCTACTCCAATTTTTTCTTGGGTATACTGTTTGCACTTGTCCGTCCATTTTAGTGGTTTCTTTTGGTGTGTAATCATGCTGAACGCAAACAACTGCCTTACTTGGGTCCATGTACTTGGTCAACATATGACTAGGGATCTTCCATAAGAAGTCACAGTCACAGAACACTGCCCATCCTTTGAAGTCATTCAAGTAAGGAACAAAAAATCTAGTGAATGTAAATTCTGTTGAGGCAAGTTTATCTTTTTCTCGTGTGTAGATTCCTTGGGCTCTCATATCATTTTGTTTGAGAGCGATAACTTCGGCAGAAGGATCTCTACGTTTTATAGAGTGTTCACAGACTTGATATGCTATGTCTTCTCTGGAGTCCCAGCCTACGTAAATTTTCATCTAGATAATAATTCGTGTATTTGTTTCCAATTATTTACACGGATTATATCTGGGTGATTAAAATCTCGATTGTATGGATGGTCAATTAATATAGGCTTTAAACCGTATTTGAGCCCGGCTACAGCGTTCTTTGGCTTGTCTTCCACCCAATATAGTCCGGTACCATGAAATTCGGCCAAAGCAGAATCTTTATCAGCACCAGTGTCTAGAATATGATAATTCTTGAATATGTGATCACCGAATAGTTCACCAAGTCTTTTCTTCCTTACCAATTGGGCAGGTATGTCAGATGTCTGTGAAGTTATTGGTATAAATGTCCAACCTTCTGCCGCTAAAAGTTTCACCCATGTCTGTGAATCTTCCATAGGACATTGTGTGGCCATCCATGCACTTTTATTGAATTCTCTTATTTCTTTTCGTATTTCTGGTATAGTAAGGCCAAACCTTTCGGCCATCTCATATGTGTTTTCTTTGTTTGGCAGTAGTTTATATGGATACACACGTTCATTATCGTTATAGTAAGAACGTTGCAACATCCAGTCCGTGAAATGTTTCTCCCATTCCAGTAGGACACCGTCTACGTCTGTCAGTATTATTCTATTTGATGTCTGCATCTTCCATACCTGCGACCCTCAATTTAACAATGTTTGTAATCTGCCATTGTTTCTGATCCAGTCCTTTGGTGATGCCTAGCCATTGATTTCTTATCAAAGCAAAGTCATTAATAATTTTATCCATGTCAACAACATCGTCCTCACCGTCAACATACTTTTCCGCATCTCTGCTTGATAATGCTCTGTTGTAGTTTTCTAAATATTTTCTAAATGTCTTAGATCTTAATCTACGCAACTCTATGTTGAGATATTCTAGTATTGCCTCTAGTTGCTGTAGTTGTCCGAATCTTTCTTCAACGATACCTGGCAGTGCGGCACTGGCTCTTTCAAGGTTACCGTATATCTTGCACTGCTTTTTTGCTTCTAGTAATTCTTTATCAAAGTATGCTATGCAGTCTGGTATTTTGTCTAAGTTCCTGCTAACTTCGTTGTACCAATTAATCATCTTCACCGTATCCGTCCGACTCATCGTCTTCTTCGAACACAGTATTAATTGCTTCTTCTAATTTAGGATCGTATTCGGCTGACGCTTTTATTTCGTCAGTTTCTACACCGATATCTTCTAAACTTTTGATGAAGTCTATTGCCATGTCCAGTTTTTGCCTCTCCGGTACGTAGTGTACTACAGAGTCCCATAGTCTTTCTATGTCTTCGTGTGTAAAGTCGATCATTATTCTTTGACGTCCTCTTCTACTTCTTCTGTGGGTACAGTTTCTTTAAACTCAGCCATTATCATATCTAATTTATCACCTACCCATGCTTTTCTAAACTCTATGTGCTCCTTGCCTTTAGAATCAACGTATTTTAGTCTGTTACCTTGTTGTACAAGCAGACCTTTTTTCTCAAATAAATCTACAAGTCCACTGTAAGGATCCATTCCTGTGTCATATGGAATCTTAACTTGCACACCTTCAAACGGTTTAGCATATCTTGTTTTCATTACTTTACATGCCGCTCTGATACCTCTCACATCGCTTACCTTGTTGCCTTTTTCGTCTTCTTTTAATTTTAATTTCTTCATTGCGACAACTATGCTAGATGCATAGATAAATCCTTGTCCACCTGATATTTTATCATCAGGATCAAACATGTCCTGTGATGCGTAGGTATGATTAGTTGCTATAAGTCCTACATTCCAACTTCCAAACATGTTTACGCAGTTTCTTACAAGTGCTGTCAGTGCCTTTGGTTTTCTACCTAGGTCACCTTTCATCTCACCTGCTTCAAACTGATTAACATCAGTTGGTGTCAACAACATGCCTAAACTGTCTATCACGAATAGAACTTTGGGTGCACCTTCCTTGTTGTCTGCATGTTGTTCTTTGTAACCTTTCATGAACTCTGAAACAGTTTTTGCTACATCATCAACCATTGACATACTTAATTTCATAAGTTTGTCTTCGGAAGTGTCAACGTTTAGTGCCTGTAACCACTGTTCATCTAATGCATTCTCTGTGTCGATCAGTATGACAAAGATGCCTTGGTCTTGTGCGTTTTTAATAATGTTGCCTGATGCTATGTAAGATTTACCTGCACCAGACTCACCGGCAAGTACTGTAACTTTGCCTAGGGGAATTCCTTTGTTGAAATCACTAGTCATCAAATAGTTCAATGCGTAATTTCCTGTTGATATCCAGTCTGTCGGGTCACTGAAACCTATGCCTAGTCCCTGGATTGATTTGGTAATGCTTTTTCTAAACTTTGTTGCGTCAAATACTTTTGTCATAATTTATATCCTTGTAATCTATATTAGCATACCTAGGCCCTAACGTCAATGCTAGGGCCTTGGTAAAATGTCAGATTATTTTGCTTGTCTTGATCTAATCAACTTCAAGATGTCTTCTGCTCTCTTGGCACTGTCACCTGCAGGAGCCGTAGCCGCCGCTGGTTGTGTTGCTGGTGCAGATTCAGTTACAGGAGCCGCAGTTGTTGCCGCTTCTGCCACTGGTGTCGCCGCTGGAGCAGATGCTGTTGGAACTGCTGTTTGTGGTTTACCTTGATAAGCCACGCCTGCGGGTCTGAAGTACTGACCGTATTGTTCAAGATCATAAGCCTCACCTTCAACAGATTTCTCAAATAATTCTTTGATTATTTTTACTTCTGCCTCAGTTGGTTCTTTTGGTCTGAAGTCATTCAAATTGAACAAACCATTTGTTTCAATTGCGGCTCTTTCTGTTTCGTCTAGAGCTCTTTCTCTTCTTGACCATTTTGATGTTGAGTAGTCAGCATATCCACCTTTAGTTGTTTTAGTAATTCTAAAATCAACACCTTTTACATAATCAGTTGGCATTTCTTCCATCTCTGGATCCATCAATGCACTTCTAATGATGTTAAAGATCTGAGGTCCAATAATAAATCTTCTGATTGGATTCTCAGGTGTTGTGTCCTCTGCTAATGGATTAGTTGTGACAAAACCTTGAAAAATATAACTTTTCTTTTTCCAATATTTTCTGCCCATGTCTTCCATGCTCTTGTCTTTGAACCATGGTCTAACTTCTGTTAGTACTGGGCAAGTTTTGCCATACATCTCCATGCATGGTACCTGTACCGTTACTGGTCTTGAATCAGTCTGACCTTTGATACCTGCGAACGGTAGTTTGATCATGTTTCTTTCAGTCCAGAAAAACGTGTTGTTTGTATCCTTATCTGGTAAGAACCTAACAACTGCTTCTGATCCTTCTGATATGTTCCAGTGTGGGTAGATGGCGTTGTCTCCGCCTGTTGATGAAGTGGAGCGATTCACTTCTTGAGATTTTAACTTCGCTCTTATTTCAGCCAATGATGCCATAATGTAAGCCTCCTTTTATTGTGCCTATGTTGTTTGTGCCTAAATGTATATTAGACATATAGTACGTAATATACAACTATATTTATCTAATGTCTACTACTATTATTGGTAAAATGCTAGGTTTTTGATACGATCCAGCTCTGGATTTTCTTCTGAGACTGATTCTTTTTGGATTAGGTCTCTGTTTTCATCCCAAATCATTGCAAGTGTTTCTTGTTCGTCACCTTTTTCTAATTCTAAGTAATTCATGTCCTTAATGTACATGGTTTCGTCAGTTTCTTTGTTGTGAATTGTTACATTGACTTGCATTGTGCCCATTGCACCTGTGCCTGATCCACGTTCTGCTTTGTATCCATACTTGCCACCTTCCGGATATTCAAAACCTTCTTTATCGCTTTTATCTTCTTCTGAGAAGAATTCTTCTAATTGTAGGCCTGCCATCTCGATTGCATCTTGAAGTGTGTATTCTTTGTCGCCTACTTTGAACTTGTCACCTTTTTTCATACCAGCCGCCTTGGCTTTCTGCACTGCTTGAGCAAATGCATTGCCTTCTGTTTTTGTTTTGTCTGCGTATGTTGGGTCTCCTGCCTGCATTCTCTTGTATGCAGTTGTGTTCATCATCTTGTCTGCTGGTGTTACGTCAAGTTTTTTAGTTGCGTTTTCTTTATCTTTTTTTTCTATTTCAGGATCCTGCTTTGGTTCAGTTGCATATTCTCTCAACTTATCATAATTTTGCCTCAAGTATTGTTGTGCCGCATCAAGATCTTTTGATTTGAAAGCTGATTTACTGTCTTTGTCTAGAACATCGTATATCATCTTGCCGTCATCGTCGTCTCTGTACATCGACACGTATGGCTTGATTGTTGCTTCACCAACTGAATCTACCCAACCTTCGAACGCTTCTTGTTCTTTTGCTTTGCCTTTCAGATCTTTCTTTGGTGCGAATGCTCCTGGCTCCATTCTAATTTCTTTTTCGTATCCTGGATCCTTCTGCATTTTCTTGTAGTCGTCGATGTATCTTTTAGCCAACTGCACTGCAATTTTTTTATTCTTAATGTAATCTGGTGTTGGTTTGAATGTTGCTGTTTTTTCCTGTTCCATCTCATCTGCTACTCTTGAAGCAAAGTTTGCCACCCTGTCTTCTTCGCCTGACTTTGTAAGCAATCTTGATGCTATGTCCGAAAGTATGGAACTCAACATAGTGTTCTTGTCTTTGAATTTTGTCACTGTAAGCATTTTATCTGCACTGTCATCTTTTCTTAAAACTAATTTTTTGTCAGGATCTGTAAGAAAACTTTGCACGATTGGTGCATGGTCCACTGGTGGTTCTATCGGTGCGTCGATCGGCTCTGCATCTGGCTCTAGTTCGTTTACCTGCTCTGCTTCTTTTGTCTTCTCAAATTCTGCCATTACTTTATTAATAAGTGGAAAAGCGTCTTCAACTCTGCTATCCAAGTTTGTCATTGTGAATTTTTCTCTTAATTTTGCAACTGTCTCGTCATCTAGTATTTGTTCTTCAGAACTTTTGAAATCTTTACTTGCATTCTCGTAGTGTGATTGTTTAGACAAGTTTCTCATGTATTCTCTAAGGTTCTCAAGTTTCATTTTAGTCTGTTCTATGATGTCACCTGCGTTATCATTCAGTTGGTCTTTATTAGATACATATCTTGAGAAGGAGTTTAATTTTGCTATATCTTCTGAAGTCTGGACTATATGTTGTCCAAATTCATCGTGCGGTCTTCCGCCGTTAGCAACGTGTCTTGTCATTGCTCTCGCACCTGCTAGGTGTGTTAATGGATACTTGAATCTTTCACCGTCTTCATTTTCTATGTATAGTGATTGTATCTGTCTTGATCTTGCACCTGGCACAGTTTCGTCAACTTTGCCTGAGTGTCTGATTATTAATTTTGTCTTATCTAAGTTCTCGTATGAACGCTTTGCTGAGCCTGTTAGGCCTTCGTTCACACCCGCTAATTTAGTAATTCTTGCTAGTTCTTCCGACATCTCGTCAGTATTTACCGTTTTGTTCGTATCTGCAATATTTTGATAATCCTGCTTCGTTAGGTTGTTTTTAGTAATATCCCTCACATCAAAACGTAGTTGATGCTCCACAGCGAAGTCTTTCAATTCTTTGAGGAATGCATACCATTCGTCCTTGCTGTCCTCGTCTATTTTGTTCACTAGATCTCTGTTGTAATACACTTTCATGTTCTCACCGTCTGCGAGACTGATGCTAACTGCACCGAATGTGTCTGCATCTTCTCTGAATTCGAACTCAAAGAATACAGCACTGCTTGGGTCTGCTGTTGCGGCCCCATTTTCGTCTCCAAGTCTCACGTTTGAGAATTGTGATCTTATCTTATTGAATAAATCTTGTGAATTTTTAGGGTTCATATAGTGTATTTATTAACCTGTAAACGATCCGAAGATTGGCATTGGGGTGATTTGACTAGTCCTATCTGTCCATTTTTCAAATATTTTAGGGTCAAAATCTGCTAAAACTTTCATCATACGGGTCATTAACAAACATGCACTTACTAGATCATCGTGCTGTCCTGGTTTAGCGTTATAGCTCATCCCTGACGCAACAAAGTCTTTTAGCTCAGAGATTAGGAGTTGCGAGTTGATCTTCATTTTGTCGTTCTCAATGAGTTCTTTGAATTTAGTACAAGCATCTATCTTGTGTTTTGCA